TGCTTTCATTCGACAGGGCTACAGCTAGTAGACTAGAGCCAGAGCCTTTAGTTCCTCAATTCTTTATGTAAGGTCGTTATGGCAAGCTTTATGGACAGACTTCTTAACAGGCGGTCAATTAGTTTTCAAACCCTTTGGGGCAGCGGTGACGATGTTATCCTAGGCAACCAGTCCGGCACTTATGTAACCAACGATTCAGTTTTCAAAATCAATGCGGTCTTTTCCGCTGTGTCGCTAATCGCTGACACCATCTCAACACTGCCGCTAGATGCCTACGTCAACATTGACAATGCGCGCGAACCCTTTAGACCAAGACCGACTTGGATAGCCAATCCCGATGTTGATCTAATAAGCAAAGAGCCTTTTTACAATGCGGTCATTACATCGTTGCTTCTAGACGGCAACGCGTTCGTCAGGGTTTACCGCGATGCGCTAGGCCGCGTGCTGAACCTAGTTGTATTAAACCCGGTAGACGTGACGGTGAAGCGTAGCCCTATTGGTCGCATCATGTATACCGTCGGGGACATGAACGAATCTTTTACTAGCGAGCAAGTGCTACACGTCATCGATGTTCTAAAGCCTGGACACATCAGGGGAGTGAGCAGAGTTGACGCACTCAAGGAAAGCTTTGGCTTGGCAATCGCCCTAGAGTCCTTTGCCGCTCGCTTCTTTGGGCAAGGCGTATCTATGGCCGGACACATCGAGTTTCCAGGAAACCTAACCCCTGAACAGGCTAAAGATTTAGCCGATGGTTTCTCATCTCGGCATGGTGGCTTTAGGAAATCCAACAAGGTCGGCGTGCTATCAGGCGGCGCAGTCTTTAACTCAACTCAGATGCAGAACGATGCCAGCCAATTCATAGAGTCAAGGCGTATGGCTGTCGAGGATGTAGCGCGAGCGTTCAACATTCCGCCTCACCTTCTCGGTCTGCCCGGAACTAATACCTTCTCAAGCGTGGAACAAAACAACATCGCTTTTGTGACTCACACTCTTAGGCCAATACTTCAAAAGATTGAGTCGGCGTTTTCAACATTGCTAACGACTGAGGTCGGCGGCGAGTTCGCCTATATGAAATTTACGATTGACGGACTGCTTAGGGGAGATGCTAACTCGAGGTTCTCTGCTTACTCCAGTGGGCTATCTGCCGGATGGCTTACGCTCAACGATGTCCGTAGGCTTGAGGACTTGCCACCGATAGACGGCGGCGAGATTGCAAGAGTTCCACTGGCTAACATAAACATTGACGATGCCTCGGTTATCGGCGAGTCTCAGAAGAGCATGATTGTCCAGCGACTAATCAACGCCGGGTTCAACCCAGCCGAAGTGTTAGCTGCTGTCGGACTGCCAGAGATAGCGCACACCGGCGTTCCACCTGTAATGCTTCAGGGCATCACTCAGATAAACCCAGACGATCCATTAGCTGCCTACGAGGTATAGATGACTGAAGATAGTAAACTAGAACCAGCAGAGCTGAAAGGCGCTAATTTGTCAAAGGTAGAGCAACGCACTAACTCGATTGAGTTTGAGGTGCGCGAAGATGGCGACGGCATGACCTTCAGCGGTTACGCTGCATTATTTGATTCACCGAGCGAACCCTTGCCATTCATTGAGACTATTCAGCGCGGAGCGTTTCGCGGAGCTTTGCGCTCGAGGAACGACATTAAGTTTCTTTGGAATCACGACGCTGGCGAAATACTAGGCAGCACCAGGGCAAAGACTCTAACGCTTGTTGAGGATGAGCGAGGGCTAAAGGTTGAGGGCAGTTTGCCTAACACCTCACGAGGGCGCGACGTCGCCGAGCTTCTAAGGCGCGGAGATGTAGACGCTATGTCTTTTGGCTTTAGCGTTCCATCCGGTGGGGACAAGTGGTCATCAGACGGCAGCCAGCGCACTCTTAAGAGCGTAAGGCTTCACGAGGTTTCGCTAGTGTCATGGCCGGCCTACACTGCCACCGCTGGGACTGTATCGGTTCGCAAATACGAGAAGCTTGCAGAGCGCTCTAATGTAGACGCAGGAACTCTAGCCGAGGCGCTTACCAAGATTGAAGATGGACTAGACATTACAAGCGATGAAAAAGAAATGCTTTCGCGCGTAATCGGATCACTAGCTCCACAGCCTGAAGTTATCGAGGATGAGAAACCAGCCTATGACTTAACCATGTTGGCGCTAAAAAAGGCTAAGCTAGATTTATTGACGAAGGGTTACTAATGGCAACTAAAGACGAAATCAAAGACGCAATCCTAAAGGTGGCAGGCGACCCAGTATCGGGCGCAATCAAAGACCTAGCAGAATCTATGGCGGAAGCAGTTTACGCCATTGACAATCCACCTTCTTTACAGAGGGTTGAAACAAAAGAGAACCGAGTAACCAAGCCAGCTGAAACTAGATAACCCCTTTTATCTAAGCCGCCAAGCTTCAGTTCTCTCCCCTCCGGATCTACCCTTTCTGCCGGAGGGGTTTCTCTTTGTCTAAATTAGTTATACACAGGGTGTTATACAATGGTCATAACGGAATCGTGAGTCATCTCTGCCGCCGATTGTAGCTGAGCGTCATCGCCGCTAAACCCATAACTAATAACTAATAGGAGACTAAATGTCTGAGTTCATCATTGCTCAGTCTGAAGCCCGTAACAACCTCATCATGCAGGTTCGAGATGTTATCGAAACAGCAGAGACTGAGTCACGCGGACTAGACCAGGCTGACACAAACAAAATCACCGCTATGGAAGCGGACATCGCAAAGCTAGACGAGTCCATCGGATTCGCAAAGCGTAGCGAAGAGCGCAAGCTTGAGGCTTCCGCCGCAGCTAAGGGATTTATCCCTTCAGTATCGGCAGAGCGTTCATCCACCGAGATTCTGCGTAACATTGCAGAGACTCGCGGAGCGCACACCTTCGAGCGTCGCACACTTGTCACCACTGACAACACTGTTCCTAAGAGCTTCTACGAAGAGGTTTACGCGATAGCTCGACTATCCGGCCCACTTCTAGAAACCTCCGAGGTTATTAACACCACTCAAGGAAACCAGCTCACCATCCCAACGATGACCGCTTACAGCGTTGCAACCATCAAGGGACAAGGTGTTACCATTTCCGACAGTGACCCAACCTTTAGTTCTATTACCTTGGGAGCTATGAAATATTCATTCTTGATTTCTGCGGCCAACGAACTAGTAACCGATGCCGGATTCGACTTGGGTGCTTTCCTAGCAAATCAAGCTGGTCAGGCTATGGGCTTCGGGGTCAATGCAGGTTTGACTTTGGGAACTGGAACAGCAGAGCCAACTGGAATCGTAACCGCAGCAGGTTCGGGCGTAACAGGTGGCACTGGCGTAGCTGGATTGTTTACAGCTGACCAGCTCATCGACCTAGCCTATTCAGTTGACGGCGCTGTCCGTAGACTGCCCGGCGCGGCTTACATGGCTAACAGCTCCACTATCGGCAAGATTCGCAAGTTGAAAGACGGAGACGGATCTTACCTTTACCAGATTGGCCAGACCGGGCCAGCAGGCGGAGACACCTTCGCAGGCTTCAACGTGGTTGAGAACCCTCACATGGCAGATGTAGGCACTAACGCCAAGTCTGTTTTGTTCGGTGACTTGAACAGCTACAAGGTAAGAATGGCCGGCGGCCTAGATGTTGCTTCCAGCCAAGAGTTTGCCTTTGGCAACGACCTAACCACATGGAGATTCCTAATGCGCGTAGACGGCAACTTGACACACGCCGCACACGTAAAGTTCTTCAGAGGGAACGCAGCTTAATCCTCTGATCTAGACCGAGGCCCCGGCACTTGTAGGTTAGTGTCGGGGTTTCGCTATGTTCTGAGTTATGCTTTTGGCATGACCTACAACCTAAAGGGCGTAATTTCCCTAGCGTCAAATACTCCAGGTATGCCCACCGGTTACGGCGTTCAAGGCCGGCTACTGATTGACAAGATGACTCAGGCAGGGTTATCGGTTGCCGCGCTTTCCAACTACGGCTTAGAAGGCGCTATGTCGTCAATCAAGACTAAGCACGCTATCGTTCCCCACTATCCTCGTGGACAGACTCTTTATTCTGGCGACGTGATAAAACCATTTCACGAGCATCACTTAGCCGGGCGCGACATATCTAACTTCGTTCTAACTCTTTATGATGTTTGGGTTTATCTTGGCTTGCCTCTAGATGACATAGAGATAGTATCTTGGACACCGCTAGACCATGAAACCATGCCAACTAAAGTCGAGGCTTGGTCGCGACAAAAGAACGTCACGCCTTTGGCGATGTCACCCTTTGGGCAGCGTAGCTTTGAGGCCAAAGGAATTGAAAGCTTTTACATTCCTCACGCTTATAACAGCCACTACAAGCCAACCAAGCTAATAGAGAAAACACCGCACCGCGAATACATGGGGCTAAAGGATTCAGATTTCTTAGTCGGGATGGTCAGCGCAAATAAGGCCAACGGTCAGATACACCGCAAGGCTTACGCTGAAAACCTTCTAGCCTTTGCGATGTTTAGAGCTAAGCACCCAGACGCATACCTTTACATACACGCCGACCCAACCAAGATGTTTGGCGGCTTTGACCTAATCAACCTTATGAAGCGCATGGGTATACCAGAACAAAGCGTGCTGTTCCCAGACCGCGAGAAAATGCGCTTTGGTTATTCTGATCAAGAGATGGCCGCGCTCTATACAAGCATGGATGTATTGCTGCACGTCAGCTACGGCGAAGGCTTCGGAGTCCCAGCTATCGAGGCGCAGGCTTGCGGTACTAGAGTAATCGGTTCATCTTGGGCAGCTACCCCGGATTTGCTATCAGATGATTCTTGGCTGGTCGAAGGTCAGCCCTTTTGGGATGAACCGCTAAACGCCTTCTTTAGAATTCCGCTGATTCCTTCCATACTAAATGCGCTGGAGGAATCCTATAAAGCAGACAGAGGCGAAAGCCAAGCCTCCATACAATTCGCTAAGCAATTCCACATTGACAAGGTCTGGGATAACTACTGGCTACCATTCCTAAAGGAAAAGCTAAAATGATTCCGGTGCTAGGGTTTGCCACGCTTAGCCGATTTGATTTAGCGCAAAGACTGCTTGACTCAATTGACTACCCAGTTGAGAATCTAGTAATAGTAGACAACTCAGGGACTGACAAGTTTAGACCGCACATTCCTGAAACCGTCAAGAACGTTTGGCTGCTAAAGATGCCTAACGGACTCGGGGCGAACGGAGCTTGGAATCTAATTATCAAGTCCACACCGCACGCGCCTTATTGGGTAATTCCAAATGATGACGCTTATTTCGCACCTGGCGCTTTGAGTGCCATCGCTGAAGGCGTGCAGACGGACAAGTTCAACTTCGTTGATGTGATTCCCTCGTGGTCGTGCGTAGTCCCCACAGAGGGCAGCGTAAGGCGTGCTGGGCTATGGGATGAATCTTTCCATCCAATTTACTTTGATGATGACGATTACCATTGGCGCATGAAAGAACTAGGTGTTGAGTTCCACACTATAAATGCAAAGGTTCACCATGACAACTCATCGACTATCAAGAGCGGCTATGAGCATAGCAACGCTAGAACCTACCAAACCAACGCCAAGTTATTCCAGCTAAAGAAGAATCTCAACATACTCAAAGAGCTTGGCTGGTCACTACAAACAAGAAGGGAAAACAAATGGGACTAATTTACACCGGCGGCACTTTCGACTTATTCCACTCTAACCACGTTCACTTTTTAGCGCGCTGCGCAGAGCTTGGGGATGTAGTCGTCGTGCTGAACACTGATGAGTTCGTAGCTCGGTATAAAGGCAAGCCACCGATTATGGACTACACCGAGCGCAAGGTTGTCTTAGAAGCGTGTAAGTATGTAAGGCGTGTTGTGGAAAACACCGGCGGCGCGGATAGCAAACCAATGATTGAGAAACTTCACCCTGACATTATTGCTATCGGATCAGACTGGGCGCGCAAAGATTACTATAAGCAAATGGGCTTTGACCAAGACTGGTTAGACGGTATGGACATCTCACTTCTATACATTCCCTACGGAGAGGGTGCAAGCTCTACCGAGATAAAGCGCAGGGTGAAGGTAGACTAGCTTTATGGCAATCACAAATGGTTATTGTTCGCTGGCACAAGTCAAAGCGGCGCTAAGAATCACTGATGAAGTAGATGACGGACTTCTAGAAATGGCNGTNGAGTCTGCAAGCAGGGCNATNGACAACTACACCGCGCGTAACTTCTACAAGACTGCCACCGCTGTCTCTCGAATCTATGCGGCACGAAATGCTTTTACTTGTGACATAGACGACTTAGTTTCTTTGACCTCACTAAAGACAAGTTCGGCAGACGCGCAATCGGTTTATGACATCACTTGGTCAGCGACTGACTACCAGCTAGAGCCGCTCAATGGAATAGTTGACGGTAGGCCAACACCCTTCACCCGAATCTTTGCAACCGATGACTACACCTTCCAGACCTTAGACGGTGAGGCTACCGTTCAAGTGACCGGGGTGTTTGGGTTTAGCTCTATCCCAATAGACATAACTCAAGCAACGGTCATTCAGTCCA